CCGGCAGGAAGCTTTACATCAGCAAACCCATTACTAGAGCTTTTCCTTTTTTCTGCCGGGGTTTCTACCTTAAATTTCATCTATCTTCTCCCTACGTCATTGTAGCCAAACTGTTGGCCATAGACCTTGAATTTTTGCCCTGCTATATTTTGATTCGAGAATTTAAATTGAATTCTTTTACCGCGCGTTTGACCAAGGAAAATCTTTTCTTCTCCGGCCGTATTACCGCCGCCCCAAGTGTCCACGCCCCAAATCATTGTGCCCCAAAGGCTAGAACCAGGGTCTAGGTTAACTTGTATGCGGTTACCTTCTCCAGAGTCAGAGTCGGTACGGTAATAAAGGTCCATGTACCAAGCTCCGGCTTTCTCATAAAGCAGGTTGGAATAGCGGAAGTCTTTGAAGACTTGCTCAGAACCTTTTTCTCCAGAGAACTCTTTTGTCCAGTGGTAGCTATTGATCGCTGTGCCATCGTCTGAATATGTGCCAGACTTATTTAACTCTCTGACAAAGCCGGTAGCTGTTGAGTCTTGTGCGTAGACCTTGTCGTTAAATACGGTCATCTGTTCGGCGTTAATGCCAGTCCACGGCTCCCAGCTAGCCTCTTGGTTCTTAGAAAGATTTGAAATCGAGAAGTCAAAAACATACAGGCGATTATTAGTCGTTTGACTCTCGCCATAAGCCACGGCGATATAGGCCTTGTTTTTATGTACGACTGCCGAGATCCTGTCATAAGCCACCGACTGCAAAAGAAACATATCTGGCTCTATGCGGTTTGATTTTAAGTCAGATCCGGCGGCAGAGACAGTTAACAAGGTTGCTTCAGGCTCGGCGGCATCACCAGAGATCGCGGCAAAGCCTACAAGTTTATTATTCTGAATAGCCGGAAACATTTGCTTGCCGTTATAAGAAAACAAACCAAATGGCGACTTAGACCCATAGCTTGATTTAAGTCGGACCATCTCCCAACCGTCAGGGTCAGTTGATGGCATGTACAAAAGGTATTCTTGATTGTCGGTAAAGATCACCAGACCGTCATCATGGATCGTGGCGCCGCGTAGGTTTTCTCCGGACTGATCACCGCACAACTCTTCATTCACAGACGCGAAAGTGTATGGGTTATCAAGCTCAGAATATTTCAACACCCCTGGGTCATCTAGGTCGTCACACCACAGACGGTTCTTGTGGGTGACAATCCAAGAGTACCTGGGCGGGACTCCAGCATCCGATGGCGCTTGGGCCCCTAGTGCAGTGTCGGAGACGTTATCGACAAAAGTGGTTGCGGTGTTGTTAGAAAGGACTCCAACTCTAAAGAGAGTGGTCGCACTGGTTTTGGAGCGGTAGAGATACCTTTGCTCAACTCCAAAGCTTTGCGCTTGTGTTGCAATGCTTGTGATACGGATTTGGCCAGTAGTAACAGTGAGCGTGGTGGTAACAGGGTTAAGATCTGACTCAACCAAGTTAGAGTTAACGTTTGTATACGCATAAATATATGCCCCCGTGAGAGTCCCAACTGCCGTGGAGACCGCCGTAGCCTGCGATGTTTCCGGATAAACGCCATGCCTGGTGAACTCAAGGTTTTTATATTTGTACCCTCTGACCTGGCCGTTGTGAAAGAAGATGTAGTTTTCATATTCTGTCGCACAAACCCGGCCGCCGGCAGTAAAGATCGAAGTAGAAGACGGCACACTTACAAAAGTACTAACGCCTGCAACGTGTAGGGTGCCGTTCCACCAAGCACACATTGACTGGGTGTTGTCGTTGGCGTGGCGGGTATATAAACCCTCGCCGACAAAGCTCCCCACCGTGGTTGAGTTAAACTTGGCCGAGCCTAGGCGAGTACCGACGGCACCGTTTTCATAGACACAGTTTAGTGAGTCAGGACTTTCGTTATCTGCGATAAGGTATTTTTCAAATTTGTTGTTCTTCCCACCATCGTAAGTTATGCGGTTCTTTGGTGGATAGACGACATCAAAAGCCATTAACTAAACCTCGAATCATCGGCGATTTGGTCGATGTCTTTAACGACGTTTAGGCTATCGCCTGAATCACGTAAGCGCTCAGTCTGTAGAGCTAACTTCTTCGCATTTTGCCAAATCCCCAAGTAGTCTTGGGCCATGGTGCGGTTTTTGTCTTTAGATAGCATCCGAAACAAAGCATAGTCGGCCAGCATTAAGTGGTATCTTGCCGGTACGTCTAAGGTGCCAGAAGAAGTCGGCTGAGTTGGCAGGTCATAGGTGTAGACCTTGATGTCTAAGCCGTCGGTATCAGGTATAGGACGAAAATAAATCTGGTCATCCCATAGCTGGTAATGCTCTGGTCTGCCGGTTGAGGTATCACCAGGGTTATTTCCAGTAAGAGCGTCGTCGTCAATAAAGTCGTTAGGGAAAATTCTCTCGCCATCATACTCAACCCTGCCAATTGCCAAGGCGGTATCAGGGAAGTCATAGGCCCTTTGACCATCAACTGATGGTGTGATCTCTGTGCCTTTGATACAGAAGGTTTCTTGGGCCAGCTCCATTTGTGCAGCCCAGAAGTAGTTAAAAATCTCAAGTTGGGTAAAAAAGCTATCGCCCACGGCGTTATAGCACTGCCTAGTGTAGGTCTCTAGTTCGGCTGGGGTCATTTTGTTACACCCGTAAAGTTAATTGGAGGTAGTGTAACTAGTAGTCGGTCTTGGTACAGACGTATAAGCGGTAGCTTGGCCTGTGACTCTATTATAGCTGGTTAGCGAGCGATTTTCTGCATTGGTCGAATTACCAAAGAAAGTATACCAGCCGTTTTCATCGGTTAAATATTCATCGGTCATGTCATTTGTTAACGCTAAAGAGTTTTCTAATGAAACTCCGATGTCAAAAAGCGACTCAACAGTATTGTCTAATGTCAGCGTATTACTAATTAACTTTACGATAATAACTGGCAAATCAAACTGGCTATATGCCCAGTTATCCACTCCCCAAATCATCTCACCCCACTTGTTGGTGTCTTGCGGACCAAACAAGTTTAGGGAGTTAGTGATGGTTTGGTTAAACGTCGTCATTAGCTTAAGGTGACTTTCGTGGTGACTGTTAATATATCTCCAGCCCCTTTATTAATCACAGTCTCAGTATCCCTGGAGAAAAGCGTGCCAACTGCCGAAGAGTTAAAAAGCCCATACTCAGCAATAGCCCCAGTGCCAGTACCGGCGGCAAAGGTCGCCAAGACCTCATAGATCGCGCCACTTGTGTAAGTCACCGTACCAGTGGTCCTGGCAAGCTCAGTACCAAGGGCGGTATCGCCGGCAGCCTCAGCCGTTGAGCCGGTGCCGATAGCGATATGCTTAAGCGTGTTTGCTCCGGAGGTAGTGGCAGACAACAAATAACTGGCTAGCATTTCTTTGCCAACCGTGGTTATGACGTTTTCACCAGAACGGCGTTCTTTGATAGAACCATCGGGGCCTTGAAGAACAATCTCCCAAGTCCCGATCAGCTCTGCCCTTTGCTTACCCATAGGTTTACCTCTAGGCTTTGGCGGTCTTTTTAATCTTCTCTTCTGGGGTAACCATCTTATGGGCATGGTTTTCTTGTACGTAAGCATTCAATGCTTCAGGGTTTGCGTGTAACGAACCGTCGGCATGACACTTATAGGCCACGACTTGGTTACCCGTATCGGGCTTGCCGTCCACACGAATCATCTTGTAGCTGTCTTGGGTTTGTTGGCCCATACCGTCAAACTTCATTGGGAAAGGATAACTTTTAAAGCTAACCGCTTCTTCGTATTCCATTTCGATGAAACCACCGGCTGGAATAGTGAAGACTGTGCCCTTGAACTTTTGGGTAAACGGAAGGCCGTTGTCGTTCCAAACTTTTGCCATTGCCATAAATAAACTCCTAAAATTTAAACTTAGTTACCAATAACTGTTAGATAGATGTCATCACCAGAGACGGCCGTAGTGATCGCCACAAAGCCAGGCGCCGCGGTACCAGCAGATAAAACGTTAAGCTTTACCTTTGGCGTCGTAGTAGTAGTCATCGAACGCGGTGAGAACTGGGCCGAGCGGATATTGCCCAAGCCAGTTGATAGCTCAACCGTGGCCGAGTCAGCCGACAAAAACCAATGCTGGACCACGACGTCACCCGCATTGTACTGAGCCACTTTAGTTGTAGTCCATGCCATAAATTACCCCTTTCTATGAGTAAAGAATTTTCTTTGGTTCTGCCAAAGAGTTAGTCATCTGATCGGAAATATCTAAATTAATATTTAACTGTCTCAAACAATCCCTTAGGTCCATATATTTAAAAGTCGACAAGTTACCTTGGTCGTAAGCGCCTAAGCACCCACCCTCAGTACAATTATAGTATGTCCCGGGTAGTCTTAGGGAGACTGAGTCAAAGTATTGTTTGAAACCATAATAGGAGGCCCAGGTGTGGACCTTATTGCCGTAGACGTCCATGACCCGCATGGTTTGACCCATGTTTTTGTCGTACTTAGAGTCCCAAGAGTGAAACCTTCTGTCATAGCCAAAGCTAAAGTCGGCGCCGACAAAGATAGTCTGGGTACAACCAAGGATTGCTTTAGAAAAGTATAGGCAAGCACCTAAGACGTTACCGCCGGTAGACAAGAAACAATTAAACGTTTCGACGTCGTCAATCTTTTTAACTAGCTCAGGACTAGGAATAGGCGAGTTAAAGAAAAGGATTTTGCCTTTCCATTTTTTTAACAAGTTGGGAGATGTCGAAATAAAGGCAATTAAGGTTCTGTCTTTAGTCATTTCCCAATATTCATCGGGGGTCTTGGTACCGCCCTCATAGACTTCTTCTTGAGTCACTTCGCCGGCATCTAGGGTGATGTAATATTCAGGCGCTAAGCCTAGGTCTTCAAAGTAATGAAAGTTGTGTAGACAAGAGATCAAAGGAATACCGCCACGGTTTTTAAGCTCGTGGGCGTTGATCTTTAAAGACGGGCCAGAGCCAGCGATAATTGCCGGCTGGTATCTAAACTTATTAAACTCTTGGCCGACCGAGTTAGCCCCGAAGCTGCCAAAGGTTTGTTTGTTAGCCGTAGCGTTACCTAGCCAGATGTGTTGCCAAAACGTGACGGTAGACTCATCGT